TCTAATGTAGACAAGTAGAAATCTCTACCAACTATCTGGCCCAATACTGTCCCCTCTACTTTATGAAAGAAATAATCTCTGGCATCAGGCATAACGTAAATTTTAGTGGCCCGATAACACACATCATCTCTTTCAGGAATGAAATCAAAATATCCTTTTGGATAAAGAGAATCTGCCTCTGCTGAAATAACGAATTTTGTAGTAATCGCTTTAAGCCCAATAAATATCTGCCTAAAAAGATTAAATCCAGAAGCTCCGACATCTCCTACACAAATATTATTTCCAAGTTTCATGGGTTTTTGTGTAACACTAACAATAGGTAACTCACCACTAACTTCGAGTAGACTGTCAATAATCCTCTTTTCGAAATCTGGTTTCTCACGCCCACTGCTATAGTAAAGTATCGTCGTATTCATACAAAATGTTTCAATATCAATCGGTAATGTTCTTTATTTGTCTTCTGAAATCCGACTTTACGATATAGTCCCTTAGCAACCTTGTTGTCTGAATTTGCTACTAACTCAACGGAATCCACGCAATACTCTTTGGCAGCAGCAATAGCCTTTTCCATTAAGACAGTACCAATCCCTTTATGTCGTTTATTTTTATCTACTTCGACATTGTCTATCATCATTATTCTTGCCTTACCATTGTAGTAAATAGTGCCTATACATTCTCCGCCATCTACGACAATTGCGATTTGCATTCGTTTAATATCCCTGTTATATATTTGACATCATCAATGCTCATTTTTGGATGCAATGGGAGATATAAATACTGCGATTCTAATCTATCCATGTTAGGTAATTTCTGTCTGCCACCAAAGACTTTAAAGACGTCATTGCGGATCTGTACCAGATCACATTCAATACCATGCTCCCTGAGATATGTCATGGTTTCATCGCGGTAATCAGTAAGGATTGCCAATAACCAATAACTGCCACCACAAATCACATCTATATCTTGAGCATAAGTTTCGGCAAGTATCCTACGATATCCCAGAACTTCATCAGAATGTCTGAGCCCGACGATTCCCATAGTAGCAGCAATATCATTCATGTGGAATTTGTAACCGGCTTCCTCGATGTCCATCGTCATCTTGTGGTTATTGAGCCATTGCCAGTTTGCACGTTTCTTGGCTTCCCTATCAATACCGAACCAACGCAGTTTTTTCGCCCTTTGATAATCTTCCTCGTTTCTGAGGACTAACATCCCGCCATCGCCTGTTGTGAAATGCTTGATAGCCTGGAAGGAATAAGCAATAATGTCTCCATGTATTTCACTTACTCCAAGCGATTGAGCTGCATCTATGATGACTGGGATATTACTTTCTTTTGCTAAATCGAAAATCCTGGTATCAACAGGAATCCCGCCCAAAGTAACGACGACAATCGCCTTTGTATGTTTTGAAATTTTGGATTCAATATCGCGATAACTCACAGTTAAGTTATCGTTAATGTCTATAAACTTAATCTTTGCTTTGCGTCTTAATAGCGGGATGGATGTCGCTGTACAAGAAAAGACTGGGGTAAGAACTTCATCACCTTCACCGATACCAACAAGATGATATGCTAATTCTAAGGCTGCCGTACCACTATTAACAGCCAGACAGTATTTATAGCCGAACTTTTTTCCAAATTGCTTTTCAAATTCATCTACTAAGGGTCCTTGTCCTATCCAACGAGTATCAAATACCTTTGATAATTCAGCTAACCACTCATCTTTATAGATGTTGGGATAGAATAAACTTATCATATATTACGATTGCACTCCCTGCATGGAATCATGCTAAAATCAAGTGCTCTATTCTTCTTCCTTAACCATTTAGACTCATTCCATATTTCTGTTAGAGTCTGCTTATTAGCATCCCCTAATATCAATTTTCCATCATAGTCCATACAGCAGGGAACTACCCTGCCATCCCATAATATAGTCATAGCACCTAACAATGCTCTGCAAGGCTTCCTTACCCCATTCCTCTCAATATCACAGTGTCGTGATCCACCCCAATTCTTAAATTCACTAAATCTTGCATTCTTCCCCCATAATTTTTTGAATTGTTTTACTTCATGCTGATTCTCATCTACAACTACCATTGAAACGACGACATGAGAATTCGATTTTTTAATTAAATCCTCTACATTTGCTTTGACTGTTTCATAGTGTGGTCCTCGTGTGATCTTGTCGTAAGTTTCTTTTGTTGCTGCATTTACACTACAGCAAAATAAACCAATGTTAGGATATTTTATAAGTCGGTCAACATCTATAAGTTCAGCATTAGTGAAGATATGTACTACTACTTCTTGAGATTTCAAATAATCTAACCACTGCCAAATCCTCGGGAAGACAAAGGGTTCACCATTTAAAAAGGGTATAAAGACTGAATCTTTAATCTCTTTCCCTTCTTTTATTATCTTGTAAAATAATTCATCACTCATTTCTCCCTTTGGTCGCGTCATATCATATCGTGGGCAGAAGGTACATTTGGCGTTACATGCGGTAGAACTCTCGAATTGAATTTTCATAACCGCCAACGCGGTATTATTTCTTTTTCGTAATATTCACGCCAAACATCAAGTGCATATTTATAACCTTGCTCGCAATTCGCAGGGTTTTCTTTCGTGCCATTGTTATGAGTACGAGAAAAAGAACGATGCTTATGGGAAAACCACGTGTTTTTATTCACCATCAATTTCCCGCCAGCTTTCCAAGTCTTAAATACCATTTCGTGAGAATCCTGTATCAGAGGTCCATACCCTTCCGTCTGTAATTCCCCGATGACTTTATCCCACCACGTTCTATGCATACACCACATTGAACCCTGCATAGCCATTGTTTCACTGATAGGTACGTCTTTCTGTTCTTCATCTCTACTTGCCCATCTCTGCCCGGCGAATTTTACGCCACCTTGAATTACCAGTTTCTCATGTTCAACAGGGGGTTGGTCATCCATAACTTTCCACTGCACCGGATCAAGGAAATATCTCTTTGCAGTTACTATCCAGTTTTCTTCGCATTGTAAGCTGAGAATAGTGTCATATCCATCGCCAAACATACAATGTTCATCAATACGCATTATATATTTACCCCTGGATACAAGAACTCCAGCATTGATAGCACCGCGCATTCCTCTGTTCTTACCGAGATGAACAATGCGGACTCTTTTATCGTCATTCAATTTGGTCCAGTATCCGTCAAGCACGGCAATAACTTCTACTTCGCCCCTGGCATTGTTGAGCAATTCATCAATGGTTTTCTGCAAATAAATTGGATGATGTGATGGAATTATTGCTGATATCATAATGCCAGAAACATCCCTATCAGGATGCCGACGACGCCACCTGTTCCAAACCAGGTAAGTTTATCTTTTAATTTAGGTTTCGCCGCTTCAATATCTTTCAGGCATTTTTCCATTCGCAATGATTGTTCTGCTTTTTGAGCTTCAATAATTCGTTTCAAGGCTTCACTCGCTTTCTCACAATTCAATATGGCACTTTCAAGATTTTTCTGTACTTCATCCATCAGCAGCACTTTATTATTATATTCGTCAATCAGAAAGCCTTCTGAGGTAGCAAGCCCGCGACATTGATTTAGCTGGTCATTAAGCATAACTATATCTCTTGCTTCCTGTTCATTGAATGTGAAATAACATGCTCCTTCTCCCGAAGGCGGAATAATCTCATTTTCTGCTCTTGCTGAACAAATGGAAAGACACAGGATGGCAAAGATAATCAATATACCAATCCAAAAAGATTTATTTACATTCCACCTTAGGATCAAATCCCGCCTCCTTTAATCTCCTGATGGTTTCCTCAGTTGTTTCAGGAGGATTAATAATTACTTCCCGTTGTTTTTCAATATTCTTTTTAAGTGTGTCGATCTTTTGGGAAGATTTTATTATCCCCTCGGCAAGATATTTTGCCTTAGCCTTGTAATCCTGCATCTTTGCCTCATACTCGTCGGATTGCTTCTGTAGAGTTTCAATCTGCTGTTCTTTTTCGCTTATCAGTTTTTCATAATTTTTTGTCGTCAATTTGGCAACAACAATAGCAGTAATACCAACAACAAATAATATTATCAGAGCAAAAAACCACATTTTCTGTTTAGTTCCAATCTCCATTACCAAAATACCATCCTATCCCTTAAGGTTTTATATTGAAGTCCATATTTGAAAACTCTCTGTGGATACTGATATGCAATATCACAGAGATCTAAAATTTGACCCGAAGAAAGTTTTATCTTCTTCCGTTTACAAGCAAGACGCATTAGATCATAGTTAATAGTTCCTGCTCTCTGTGCCTCTCGCATGCAAATTCCTATTCCTCCATTGTAGAACATGTATGTCAACCACAGATCCCCATCTTGATTACTCTTATGCAACTGTTTCATATACCAAGCATTCGCCTTAACTGCATGTGAAGGATTCATCATATTCAAATCTCCAATATACCCCTCACAATATCGTTCAGTAGCTGGCATAAACTGCATCAACCCTTTGCCACCATCAAAACTAACTACGTTTGATCTGCAGGAACTCTCTTGTTGTGCTTGTCCTACAGCATACCAATAAGGAAACTTTAATCCCCAGTAATAACTATTCCAATGTCTAATCTCTGGGATATAAGCTTGGCATCTCTGAGCAGCATGACCTATAATTACCAAGCCCAAAAGAATTCCAAAAACAAGTCCACCTATGAATCCAATGAAGAACAAAAGCTTTGTTCTGGATACTTTCACCCACCTATTCCATATACATAAGCTGCGGTCACGTGAATCGCAATAGCCATCAGTTGATGGTATTTGTTATCCGCAGAACTAAAATCAATGTAAGGGTACATCCAAATCCTCAATATAAAGGCGTGCAATTGTGAAGCACTAAACAACAGTATCTTATAAAGAAAAAGCTCCAGTCCTTGTTTTGAAACAGGTGGCATCAAGAATAAAACAATTCCAATAGCCACTAAAACACATATCTCAATCCATGTACGTTTAAGTTGCGTTATCAGTCTTGCCACCTATTTTCTCCTTAACATAAGCAATCATCTGTTTGATTTTGTCCATTCCCACCAAAGCCCCTGCAATAAAACATGCTACACCGACAATGATAGTAACCATAATTATCTCCTTTCATGCGGTTGATTTCTCCCAACATCTCCGACATGTCCTGTCATTAAGGTTGGGCAAACAATACTGTGATTTAATTATTCTACATAACTTTTTCAGCTTGACTTGTTTTGCAGCCCATACATAAAAATCATGAATAACACCCTGGCTCCGCATTTCATACTTTCCTTTTAGATTCCTCTACTAAAGCTTTCAAATCCTTAACTTTCTCACTTATAGTATCTTTAATCTCCTTTGCCATATCTCTGATTGAGAGTTCAATTCTTAAAATCGTTCGCTCATAACTGTCTATGGTTAGATACTTATCAGGCAAAGTCTTTTCCCGCAATATCGATTGCTTTTCCATTACTTCTTTCATATCTGCTCGTATTTCTTTTGTGTCCTCAGCAATCTGATTTATTGTAGCGTTCTGAGGACACCGTAATTGCATAGTTGAGCAATGACTTGTAAGGTTTCCCAAAGTTACAATGCTTGATAAATCAGGTATCTTGCTTTCCATTTTCTCCATTCTTTTTACTAACCCTCTATAAACCAAACCTATCAGCCCTAAAGTGATAGACAATACGGCTCCAAGGATAATCCATAATTCGGTAGAATGTTCTGCTAAACTCTCTCCTGCTGTCATTCACAGCCCTCCTATCTGCTATTTTGTCTGATCTGGCGTTGCCGGTTTTTTTTCTGCCGGTTTTGCTGGATTATTCTGTGGATTATCCCCCGGCATCTGGTCCGGCTTAGGAGGCGGGGAACCGTACTGCATTTTTTCTATCGCTTGTTTCCGTCTCTCCCGCGATAAATCAAAAATCCCGAACTCTCTTGCAAGCCTGTCGTTTGAAACTCCAATCGATTGCATACCACCATGTTTGGAGCCAAGATAGGCATTGACCTGTTCCTGTGGTCTTTCTTCCATCTTGACGCTTGGGAATGTAATAATTACTGCTTCACAGAGCTCGACTTCAAACTTTTTAACCTTTGGCGGCTCATCAGGATTGTCGGTAAGCGCTTGACCGCTCTTTTCATCAAATACCGGCCAGAGCATCTTGTAGGTCTCCGGCAGTTTATAAGTCTTTTTACCAGCTCCCAGAATCTTACCGCCGAACGCCAGTTTCGCGGCAAAACAAGGACGCAGAAAATCGTAGCGAAGGAAATGCTCGAGTTTTCCTTGCAGGTTTTCTATCTCTGCAACCAATGGCGGTCTGGTGGTGCGAATGGAGGCGTAAGAAGAACCGGCAGATTGTCCTTGCCATAAATCCTGTGGAGTTCGCGCGCCGGCGCCCGAGAGATTCAACACATCCTGTCCTTCGCCAGAAAGCGAGGGCAATTGTGGACTATAAACCTTTAATTTCAAGCCCGGCATGGTAAATACCCTGGACCCGGGAGTCAATGGTTTGGTCAGCCCTGTTGCTTCACGCTCTGCAGCAGTCATTTTATTCCATAAATGCCAGGCTACCTTGCCGGCAGGTGTATCTTCAAATTCCAATGCCCAGGTATAAGCACTCAATGACCGTTTATGATCAAGTCCCCATCGCATAGATTTCACATAAAGGTTGATCCATTCAACAACTGTTGCAAGGGAAGATGTATCGCGCAGGTATTCATAGATTCCGGTAAGATTTTTCCAGTGCAGAATAAAGCGCCGATACCCGCCGACTTTCTTGAATTTACCGCCCTTTCCGGTAGTCTCCGGCGCAATCTTCAATTTATCGAATTTATCTCCAAGTGCCTTTGTTCTTTCAATCATGTATTCAGGCTCAAGGATAAAGCGGACATCAGGGATTAACTCGGTCAGTTTACCGCCGCGATATTTGTAGAACAGGGTTTGATAAGCATCATCAGGATCTGTCAGTAAACCCATATCCTCACCGGTACCAATTCTATCCGGCTCAAGGATACGTACAGTAACCGTGCCTTCTTCGTCTAATGCCAGCAGCATAAACATTTCGCCTTCTGCCATCATACGAATGATCACACCAGGCATTCTTGCATAGAGTTTGTTTCGCTGATGATTCCACAGATCCATGAGAAACATATTGATTTCGGGCTCATCTGAATAGACCGAGAACCCTGCTTCAGCCACATAATCAGCCTTGGAATTTACCGATGCGTTAAGCGGACCAAATAGACGATACTTATTCCAGCATGCTTTCTGGATCTCACGCCAGTTCTTATCGGATGGCTTGACAGTGATACCTTCGAGTTCAGGGAATAGGTCAACCAATTCTGTGACAGTTGCGGCAAGCGTTACGAAGTTATCCGGGTCCTGCCACATGACATTCCCCATAAGGTCAATCGATGGGTCCTGTTTCCTAATTTGCTTCCATTCTTTGTCCGTAAAATATTCCCTGATTGTCTTGCCTTTTGTTGTCATAATCACCCAATAAAAAAACCCGCTGTCGGTTGCCTTCCGAAGCGGGTTTTTTCTTTCTTTCGATTTATAAAGATAACTCTACATTCTAAAGAAAAACATTACATTGTTTTTTTTAGTTTGTCAAGCAACTGCCTGAAAGTGTTGATTTCATTGACATAGATTGTGTCACCATTCCTGTGACACTCAAAAGTGTCATTCAGGTGAAAAGTCCGATTTCCTCAAAATATTTCTCGCATGATATTTTCATTTCATATCCCAAATCACAAAGATGTTGTCGGTGCTGTAATCGTCTGGGAATGGGATCGCCCTGCCGTATTCTTTTCGAGAAATACGTCGCAAGTTCTCCCCATGATTGATACTTACTACTACCCCTGCAAAACTGGACATGGAATATACACAACAAACAATCTTCAGGGATAGGAAAGCGGGTCTGCTGTTTTGGGTAATACCAACGTGCAAAGCGTTCTATCGTACCTATGAAAGCAAATTTTTCCTCCATTATGGATTGCTGCACTCTTGCGTTATTTGATTGTGAGGTGTTATCCCGCTTCGGCATAATCGTCGGCATGCAGGTAACATTGGCTTTGAGATAATAATAATATCCCAGGATGTCACCTGAGCTAAGAAATTTATCCCTGATTCCCCACCCCCATAGGCTGTAAACTTTCAATGTAGCGTTCAAGGCAACCCCTTCGAATCTCTCCAAAATCTGCCCAAAAATATTTCCGTTGAAAACTATGCCAGCCCATGCCAGGCGATTCACCTTCTTGATGATGAAGTCTACAAAGAGGAATACAGTTTAGATCTGACGGCTTCAAGCAAATTCCACCTTTGCCTTTTTCTTTGACATGGTGCGGATCGCTTGGCATTCTACCGCAAACGCAACAGGGTAGCGTCTTGATGAATCGCATATATTTAGAATTTCGGTAGGTCTGTGGTTTCCAGTTTGTCAAAAAATCCCTCCTTATGTGCCAACGCTAAACATACTTGCCGAAATTGTTCACGGACAAACATCCAGCGTTCAATGCCTTTCTTTTTCCTGTATGCATCTGCCGAACTGACTTCGATATAGGCAATCTCTCTGTCGAGAATCTCGTAAACACGTTCTATGTCGCGTATTGGAATCAACCCCCCAACCTTAGAAATGCGCCCACTTCAGGATAATCACCGATGACATCCTTGTTGACATGCGCCTCCGCAAACTTTGTATCCCGGCTAAATCCGTCATACATATCGGACCGTAAACTGTGGATAGCATGCCCTGTCGCCATCATAACGTCATCATTCGGCTCCCCAGGTTTAACCCTATGCGTTTTGTTCATCTTGAATTTCGACCCATAATAACCAACCTTCTTTGCCACACCGCCTTCGATAATGCGTTCTATTTCGATAAACGCTCCCATTTCAGCACGCAGAATATCGTCTACTCCATCAGGAGGGAAACTGTGATAAACCTTGCTCGTCTCATCAAACCATAAGGGAACTGTCGGCGACTTGAACATGCCCTTTGATACCAACGTATAGAACATCGGGAACATTTCATCCTGGTGCTTGAATGATTGCGGTACCAGGGAAGCTTCAAACCCACGCAGTTGCAGTTGATCATATACATCCCTGCACTGATATTCCTCAAGGTCTATACCGGTGATGATGCCGAACTCGTTGCTCATATTCACCATATGCTGGAGCATGATATCCATCGTTGAATCTGGTGGCAGGAAAATATTAAGTACGAAACAAAGCCAGTTATATTCGTCCATGGGCGCGCGCAAGAGTGTGACAATAGCTGTTCGGTCAGAACGCTTCGACATCTGCTTCGCTCTATCCACGCCCATCCCGATTGCATAATAATCGAAACCGAAGGTATCCATTAATTTTTCAACGTCCCCAGCCTTTGCCGGCAATTTATAAATATCGTCCATGGGTATGAAGCGTGATTTGATAGTATGCCTTTGTGCTTTTAAATCAGTGATATCCATAGCACCTTCAAGCTTATGTATTTTGCGAGTGAGTAAATGAAATTCTGTAATTGCGTCTGTCAACTCCTTGGATGGTCCGAAGTGATTATCGATACCGGCTATCCCAACTTCAATAAGCTGTGGCTGTGTAACAAAGTGACTGGCTGTGCCTCCCCATATGTTTCGGAAATGTTTAATGTACTCTGCTTCTCCATGTGTAACTCTGAAATGGTCACGTTCTTCTGCCGTGCTTCGCGGGTTATACCAGGCGTCACCGTACCACTGGAAATACATTTTCGGGTCCTTGCCTTCAATAAAGGCACGATAGAATTCATGCCAAATGTGGTTTTCATCAGTTGCAATTCCCTCTGCAATCGTAAAGGCATTTGCCCTGAATCTTGTCGAACCTTCCAGCTTTGCAAACTCCATCCGGTCCGACAGGTCAAAGAATTCTGTAAAGACAAAGATGGACGAGTTGCTGAGTGTACCCGCCTTGATGGATGCTGTTTTGATAAAGCTATAGATAGTTTTCTTACCCGCCTTGATATGGATCTCATTTTCCTGAATGACCAGCCAGGTCTGATTTTTCAGGTCAGGAGAATATTCGATGATCTGCTTGATTTCATCCATAAGCAGATGTTCAGCCTGCGTTTCTGAATTGCAGGCAATAAGATAAATCTTCTGACGCGGACGGTTGTAAAAGAAAAACAGGACTATCAGACAGACATCGGTGGTTTTGTAATCACCCCTGGGACGACATAGGCATATAAGCTTATAGAGTAAATCTCCTTTGGGGTCTTTCCTGAATACCTCTGCATAAAGCTCTCGCTGTTTTTCGTTGGGATCCATTTTTATCCCCTGGTCGGTAACAGGATCGTAAATCCGAACCTTATCCTTAATCCAACGCAGGAAACCTTCCTCTGTCATGGGATAGGTTTTCTTTGCATCGTAAACATAGTACCCGTGTTCTGCTGCGATATCTTCGAGATTGGTGTCGGCAACAGCATCAGACAAGGTTTTAAATTTTTTCTTTTCGTTATATTGCTTGGTAAGAAACCGGACGATATCTTTCTGGTGGTAATAATAATCAGCACCTGAGAAAGCTGCCTGTTCCTGCTGCCGCACATAGCAGTCGCCGCTTTTTATTGCACGCTTATCATCTGAAAGAATACGATACGGTAATTTACCGTATCCCTTAATGCCGATTTCTCTCCAGCGACCTATTTCCGCTCGGGGTACCTGTAAAATTTTCGCGAGTTCCGATTGTTTAAAATCACTCGTCGCTTCTCCCTTCATCACGCGCTCGGACAATGCGTCCTTAAAGCGCTCCAAAAAAACCGGCGCATAATCACTGAATTTTTTACTTATCGCGGTTTTGGGAGATTTTTTTATTTTATTCTTTGTGTACTGCGTCCAGCCGGGATGCTCATCCGGAGGTATGTCAAAGATAAACCATCGAATCAGTATTCGCTTGAAATTTCTTTTGGCAAGGTCAGGAACTTTGCGGCGCTGTGCAGTCAAGAACCCCTTGCGGCATGCGTCCGGTAGATATCTCCAGTGGAGACCATATTTCTTTGCAAATTCAAATGCAAGGATAAATCGGGTATCTTCCGGGAAGCCTTCAGGGATATCGTCTGCCTGGTGAGCTTTTGCATCTTCTCTGACTGCTGCATAGGTCAAGGGCAATGCTCCTGCACCGCCCTTGATAGGGTAGGTAGTTAGGCGTTGATAAAAGCCGCCCTTTTAGGGTAGGCGTTAAAACATTATACTATGGTTTTATCTTTTTACGAAAATTATTTGCTGTGTCATGTAAAATGATATGCTGCATCACGCCCTCATGAACAATGGCAACGGCTCTCAAGTATGTTGTGAGCACTACGTCGAATTCTCCATAATTCAGTCCATGCTCTTTCTGCAGGTACTTGAGTCTAACCGTTGCCATATCCACAATCTCATTGTCAGTCACTTTTACTTATGCCCGAGCCCGCCTGCCTTCTGTTCATAGCGAAGATGCCTCTCCAGCATCCAGTTGATTTCTTCATCCATTGCTGCTGCTGCTCGTTCATCACCTACTTCTTTATATTCTTTTTTCATTCTTCTCAATCTGGCTCGTACTGTTTTCCTCTCTAATCTTGCACCCTCTGATAACATCGGATCTGCTGGCATATATTACTCCTGATTTTTAGACGGTGCAAGTTGCCCTGCACCGTCCGGCTTGAAAAAGGAATGTACTTCTACCGCAACGCTTGCATGTGCTGGTGGTGCGTTGTCAACCACTCCTCCATTCTGTCATTAACCATTGATAGATCTCTACTCATCACCTCCTTTCTGTATCAAACTGACCTTTCTTTTCCACTCTTGTTTTTGCTCCTGATTTCGTATTTCCCAAAACATTGCCTGCCAAATTATTGTCGCTACACCAAACCCGAGTGCGAAAAAAGAAAACGCATATGCGATTAAATCCAGACTCATTTCTTTTTCGCTTCTTTGAATTTTAGGACCTGCTTCGCCGGGATAGAAATAACTTCGCCGGTCTGCGGATTCCTGCCTTGGCGTGCACTTAAGGTTACGACCTTGAATGTACCGATAGCTGTTCTGAGTGGTGCGTTCACTGTTATTTCCGGGATTGCATTGAATACACCCCTGGTGATTTCGCCCAACACCTTCTTGGGAATATTATCAAACTCTTTACTCACAACGTCCACAATGTCATCTACGTTAGCCATTCTTACCTCCTTCCTGTTCAATGATTGCTATTATCTTGGAATATACTGATACATCTCCAAGACGCTCCTGTATGCCCTCCGACTTTGTTTCAATCTTATTCGATTTTATCCAGAGATACGCGTCAATTTGTTTCAACATATACACCAAGGCGATGCCTTCAGGCGATGACAGATCCAGCCCGGGATACTGTTGCAGAATCTTTGACACACGCAAAAAGTTACCGAGTGGATTACCACCGAACGCGTAATCAAAATTCTTTTTTGAATGAAGATCTGCTTCATTAACAATCCGTCTTGTAAATGAAGGATGACCATGAGGAAATTGATGTCTTATCAAATATGCAATCGCCTCATTTTTCCATTCTATATTCTCGAAATATCCTAACATGCTGTTACATGGCTGGCAAAGAAGTCCCCTTATTTTTCCGGTTTCATGATCATGATCGACAGCTAAGTGACGCTGCATTTCTGATTTTTTACATAAAGCACATTTCCCTTCCTGTTGTATGTGTATCAGATTATATTCTTCATAAGATAATCCGTAGAGCCGCTTGATTTGATTTTTCCAAGCATTTTCTTTCATTTTTTGTTTCGTTTCTGGAATCTCGGCATATCTTTTTCGTTTTTTTTCGTTTAATTCGTTTCTTCGTTCTGCTACATACTGTTTATGCCAACATAATTTACATAACCCTTTCCCATAATGCGGACGGTCTGGATGACAAGTTGATTTTTTAGCCATGTTTGGCTTCCTCAACAAGCTTCTTTGTGAATTCAGGGTGTCCATGTGGAAATGCTTTGCGAAGTTCGTCAATCATGGATTCTCCAGTCCTTGTGAAGAATAAATAATTGCATCTTTTAACTTAATAACTGGTATGGCATAAAACGATGCTCTACCATGTGTTTCATTGATTTTTAAAATACCTATTTTACCTAAGCCGCCCGCTTTTTCAACAAGCAACTTATATCTTAAAATATCTAACATAATCCACTTTTCAAAATCTGTATTGTCCTTATTAGCCCAACCATAGAAATAAAGCTGTGCAGCCAATTTGAACCATTCTCCAACGGATTCGTATTCAGTACCAACTGCATTGTTATATTCCTGAGTGAAATCCGAATATTGAATATATTTATTTTCCCTGTATTTTTCTTGAAGAGTAATAAAATTTCCGGATGGAAATTGTATAAGGGAATCAATAGCAAATTCTTTATCAAGAATATGAACCCCTTTTCCTTTTGTTCTTAAATCTTCGATTTCACAATTAGGGAATATTGCTTTATAAATACGAATTGCACTTACCCTCATTTGTCGCTGGAATTGTACAGTTCTAAGCTCATTAAATTCATTCCTTGCCATACAGATTCAATCTCCCCTTCGCTATTTTTATATATTCCTTGCTAATTTCTATCCCGTGGAAACGTCTCCCCATCTGACAAGCAGCTACTCCCGTTGTGCCTGAGCCTACAAATGGGTCAACTACCATTTCTCCTTTTTGGGTAGTAGCATTAATAAGCCACCGCATTACAGATAATGGTTTTTGAGCAGGATGTTGTTTCATATCCACTCCATTGAAATTCGTCTGTGGCACTGCCGCTACATGACAATCAAAATCCGTGAGTTCTTTCCCCCATTCGTGTCCTTCTATTTTTATCTTTTTCTCGGAATCCTTACGGCGATAAAAAAATATGGGCTCCCATGTTTGTTTGAATCCTTTACGACTTTGAGGACTCTTATTGTTCGGATAATGCCAGACGAGTAATTGTTGAAAGCTATAGTTGGAAAGAAATTTGTCAAACCATTGTTTCCCTTGAAATAGATATCGTTGACTCCAAAAAATTAAAAAGAAATCTGCCCCACACTCATTCCATTTGTCTAACCAATTGCAAGTAAACTTTTCGAGTTTGTCTGGCTCCCATGTCTCTTTCAGAATCCCATAGGGTGGATCTGTAATAACTGCATTGCATGGTATCATTGTTTCATCGCTTGTAACCATCCATTGATCTGTCAATGGCGCCTGTTTTGCCGCCTCAGCTACCTTCTTTTTGTTGCTATCCTTACGCATATCTCGCTTGACCTGCGATATCGTTTTCTTTCCACTCGTAATATCAGCTATCTTTTCCGGTGCAGTTTCCTTAATCTTCTTGACATCCGAAACATACTGCTTGTTTGTGCCGACTACCTTTGCAGCTTGGTCATCAGACTTTAGCATCGGTTGTCCAATTTTTTGGATAAGCGATTTTTTTGTCTTACCTGTGGTAGAAACCGCAACATCTTGTGGTTGGTCTGCTTTTTTGGCTTTTTCGCTCTTTTTGTCTCCTCCTGCCAGCCTCTGCCTTTCCTTTGCCTCTTGTGCCAGCATCGGCTCTATCTCCATTGCTATGACTGCCTTCTGACTGCTGTTGAGGTGTCTGCGATGCAGATTCATGGAAATAACAAACATAACCAGCGATCCTTTTCCGTCCCATGTCTCAAATTTTGGCTGGATGCCGAGTTCCAGGCAGGCTTTATAACGATTGCGTCCATCAAGGATTCGACCATCAGAATGCAAACAGATCGGTTGTAATAATCCAATAGAAGCTATGTCATCTTTGAATATTTTATATTCATTGTCATCCATGAGAGGGAATATTTCACTGACAGGATGAATTTTTAACTCACTCATTTGTGCCTCCATCAGAATGGATCCAGTTCCCCGGTTTCCTCAGCCGGCTGTTCTTCCCCGCCATTTTTCTTCTTCCCCACAAACTTTATTTCCTCAGCGACAACCACTGTCTTGCTCCTTTTCTGTCCATCGGATTCCCATGTCTCTGTTTTCAATCTGCCACGACAAAGCATTTGCGACCCCTTGCTGAGATATTTCCCGGCATTCTCCGCCAGCTTCCCCCAAGCGGTTATTTCGGCAAAGAATGTTTCTTCGGTATCTTTGTACTTCCTGTTTGTCGCAACTCCAATCTTTGCAACGGCAGTACCGGAAGACGTGTATTTAAGATCCGGATCCCTTGTTAAATTCCCTAATATTACTACACTATTAAACATTTCCACTCCATTTCTGGTGTCATTTCTGTTACAAGAATATCGGCACCTGGCTTATCATCTGTGTATTTTTTTATGACGACCTGCATGATTACCTGCGTGTCATCTTTCCATAAAATTTTTGTCAGTGCATCTTCTGTACTGCGAATCATTTTCGTAGTGTCGGGTTTGACACCCGGATAGACAGGCGCTGATAGTTTCAATAAGTTAGCATTCTTTCCCGATCCATAATGACCCTTCGGACGTGCTATCCAGAAAATTATTCTCATGAAAAGTGGACCGGTCAATAGCGGACCATTGAAAACTTCCTGACAAGCATGCCGGACGTCAGCTCTCCAGTCCTTGCTTTTCTTGCAATCTTCAGTCACAATTGCCCTGTTTGTTCCCTTAATCACAAAGGCACGCTTGGATCCACCTGGTCTTGGAATTCCATATACCCGAAAAGTTACCATGATCTCCTTTTTATTTTGCCGGAGGCAGGATTCGATACCTGCACGATGAGCAACGGGCAAAGCCACACTGTACTCATCCACCCCTCTGGGGTTGCGTCTACTCTTCACATGGCTCGGAAGTCCGATTGCTGCCCGCGGCTTCCAATTTAAGCTGTAAGCGCCATGTGCTTCCGCCACTCCGGCATCCCTTTGTTAGACCGGTGGTTCAGCCGGTGGCTCAACCGGTGCGTTCGGCACAATATCCGCCAACGCAGTTGCAATGGCAATAACCTTGTTTAGCTTTTCTCTTTCAACTGGAGTGATCGCTGGATTCTGAAGCGAAGAAATTAAATTAATAATCTCGGCGCTCGCTTCTTCCAATTTTACGGTAACAAAATCTAAAGCATCGGATAATTCTGACATGTGTTTTTTCACCTCCTTTCTTGTTTTGTCAATGGCGAGGACGACAAATCCGGTTGCTACCCAGATTGTCGCCATAATGCCATTTCCAAAAATAATGCTGAGTACAGCAAGCGATAATGTGAGAAACCAAATGATGCTGATGTAATGATTGTTTGGATTAAACTTTTGTATCATTAACACCTCCTTAGTTTTTTCATGTCGCATACACAATGCTAAACATCATGTCACATTTTTTGCATTTGCATACATAAAAAAGCGTTGAATCGGCTTGCTCGAATGCCTCCAATCTCTCGAATAATACAGCATCTGCATTGCCACAATACTTGCAGACATAATTTTCAAAGAGTTCTGATCTCATTGTTTCCAATACCATGTGCCTTCATTTTTCAGCACAACTCCCCTTTCCATAACAAAATCTATTTTTGCACCTGTCGGATCTACCGAATATTCGTGCCAGTTTTTCGCCTTTACAATTGTCAGCGTCCCATAGTCTATGCTCAGGTAAAGTCGTGCTTTTTCTTTCGTAATTGCACCGCCTCGTCCCATATCTGTTGTAGCATCCTTTTTCTGCAATGCAATAATGGCTATTCCTTTTCTCAGTTTATCAAAGATTTTTTTAATCCACCCGCCTACCTTGTAGAAGTCCTCATGTATTTCCATAAAATCAATTATATTTACTGCATCCGGAAGAATAATATCCCACCAGTCTTGACTTCGTTTTATCCATTCTACTTTTTCTCTGAACGAAGCCAGTCCAGTACCAAAACCCTTTAGACGTATTGACAATTCGTGGCTATCCATTTCTGAGGATTGATATCTAACGTGAAAATTGTCTTTATTTTTCACTGCGAAATTAAGAAGCATGGCAGTTTTCCCAGCATTGCTCGTACCAGCAACGACAGCAATGTTTCCTTCGTATAAATCTGCGAATTGCTCTATCCCAAAAGGCCATTTGAAATTTAGAGGCTGCGGAGTCTGATCAGACAGTTGGATATACTCAATCGTTTTATCGAGAAGCCGATAAACACCAATACCTTTGTCTCTCTCGATTATTCCTCTCCGGGATAATTCCATGACTGCTGCCCGGCCTTCACCTTTCTGTTCTGTATTCTTCAGATTGAGTTCATTAAAACAGGATTCTATGCGAAACGTCCCGTCCTGCGCTATGCACCATTGCGAAACTTCTTGCTTCACGTTGCGAGGTTGTTCAGATGCTCGCCTTAATGCACTTAGAACTTTCTGTTCAGCTTCTTTTAGTGGGAATGGTGGGTGGCATGCCAGTGCAAGTTTTACAAGTGTTTCATAGATTTCCTCCTGTGGAATCCGGGATTTTACCAAAGCATTCGCTATATGAAACATATCTTCATCTCGCCGACCTTCTGTAAACATCAGACCGGTTGGCGATGGTACCATAATTTCTTTTGAACTTATTTTCTTTGGTAAAACGTCATAGAGACTTTTTGGTATTCTTGGTATTTCCATCTGACCAATATCAATACCCTCATTCCATTCATACCTCTTGCCATTGGCACCAACTGAGGGTGGCGCAATAATCATCCCCCCATTGGCGCGAATATCCACTTTTGTAAAACCATCTATCCCGGCTTTTGTAATCAGATTAGAATCGAGACACCTAAACCACCAATGTTGTCCCCCTCTCGGAGAATTAACAATAGGGACAATTAGCGAATCTGGCACAAAACTTTCAATCTCCTTTTTTCCTTCCTCACTGTCGATGTCAATCACAGCCACACCTGATATCTGTCCGGTAATAACACCGATATTAGCATCCGGCCACTTTTTCCACCAATCCTTGATATCTTGTTCTGTCGGAAGCTTTTTCTGATAAATAGCCCAATCAACAAGAGATTTTTTATCTTTTGGAATAACAGGTATTACCGAAAACCCTTGCCGTAGATATTTAATTGCCTGCTGCATCATGGGACCCCTCGGTAAAAGCATCTAAATTCATAGAGGATATCTTGGCCAGTTTTTCTTTAGATAAATTTAAAGGCTTTGTATTTGTTTCGATTTTGCTTTCATCTTTTCGTTGTATATCTACTCTTTTTGCCTTATCTTGTGATCGCAATAGCCAGTTTACTATAAATCTTTCATAATTGGACTTTCGATTTTTTGGATTGGCTAATAACCATGCTTCCATAGCTTTAAACTCAGAATCAATATCTAAAGCTGGAAACTTTTCTTTTAACAGCGAGTGTTTTTGTGTAGTTAAATTTTTAAACTTAAATGTTTCCCAACAAAAATCAATTTTCGTTTCTGCAGTAGTATTCTTCTTCTTTAAGTATAGTTTAGTTCTGGCATTGCTTACAGCATTGCTTACAGCATTGCTTACAGCATGTGATTTTACCAGTGTTTCCTCAGATTCTTGATTTGTAAAGTTAATATAGGATTTATCGGGTAAATTAAAAATAAGATTTTTTTGGTTTTCCAAAATACAAGCATTGCTTGGAGCATCAATTAAGTCCTCAAGGCTCTCTCTACCCCATCTGGCATTGGCCATCATTTGTGCTTTTTCCTTATAAGCCACTATATGTCCTTCATGGTCAATCCAGTCATGAATATAAAATCCATCTTTATTATTTTTCAGAAATCCTACTTTAATAAGTGCTGCTATCATCTCGCCTTCATTTCCCCACCATCCAACGATAGACTCAATCTCCTGGGCAGAATACCCGGTCAGCTTCCCGTCTCTTGCATGATACTTACCAACGTAAGCCCATATTTTGATCGGTATTACCTCCGAGCCCTTCCCCAACAGGCCAATCAGTCTGCGCGTCTTTGGGTGATTGAAATAATCTAAATCGAGATTAAGATAAGGCACTTTTTATTCCCATCCACCATTTAATGAAATGTTATTAATATCACTATCTGTTAAATAGGCAATTATTTCGGCAGCTACTTTTAATGCATGATCTGTTATTTCCTTACCAGTAAAATGCATTACCTTATATCCTTTTTTTAATAAGTGTCTATCTCTTATTTTTTCATATCTCCTTTCATTTTCGATCCTTTCGTGAAATTCTTGAGAATCACATTCAATAATTATCTCTTTCACCATCATTCGTGGAAGTTGTATCCCTTGATCTCTGGTATAACCATGAATGGAACCCCATGAGATCTTGAAATCAACTCTATAGTTGTCTATACGATATTGCGGACCAATATATAATCCTCGTACATACCATATACCGTCTTTATCTTGGACTGGTTCGTCATCCTCCATCAGATTAAATTTTTGAATAGCTTTTAAAGCACAATAAAGCAACTGTTCTATAGGAGATTCAATATTTAATTCTATAAAATCATTCCATATCTCTTGATGAAACCCTATGCTTTCATGCTTGCCTATTTCTTCTGAACATTCATCAAGAAACTTCAAAACATTGTTAGCCACAACTGGAAATTTTTCCATCAACAACTCCCCTGTTGTATTGCCCTCTGGAAATTATTACATTCCAGTACCTTTTCTCCTAATTCACCCTCTAAATCAGTCCATTTTTCTTTTGTAAACTTCGGTTTGTGGATTCTACCAGGTATATCCATACAGGCAGGATAAACATTGATGCAATCGGCGCATAAACTCTTTATCTGTTTCGCTATGAGTTCATGCTCGATTTTATCCAAAGAAGCTTCTGTGGCAAGACCTTTCTCGACCAGGACATGCTTTAAAACCACACAGATATTGTTGAGCTGATTGAATACCGAGAATGTCACAAAGTTATTCAGGGCTTCATCCCGGGACATTGGCTTCTGCATGAAATTCTTATGTTTTTCAAGAATCTTGTCAGCTTTGAATGCCAGCTTTATCGAAGCCTGTCCGATCAGTAATTCGTTCAGTTCAGCCTCTGAAAACTCCAGTAAGTTCTGTCGCATAAGGATTTGGATTTCTTCGTGAGTATATGGTCTGCTCATTAATATGGCTCCTGGGTTGTGGTTTCCTCTGGTGGGGTTATTGCGTTCATTCTTTTGACAATTGCCTCATGAATGACTGCCTGCTGTTCTTTTGTGCAGCTCCCCCAGACTTTTTCAACGATTGCGTCCATGGCTTCCTGTGTTTCTGCCATTTCTATTGTTTGAACGATTGCGTTCAGCACAACTTTCATGTCGTGGCTCATGTCAGGTTCTGGTGGTGCAATTCTCGCCTGTAATGCTTGTTTCCTTTCTTCCTTGAGTTTATTCAAAGCTTTATTTCTGGCAAGTGTACCCTTGTCTTTCTTTTTCAGTTCCGGATCTACACAGATTTGATGCCAGGTTATCTGGAGTTCCTCCGGCGTTGTGGCGACTAAAAGCTTTTGTTCAAAGGTGAGCGGTGTCTCCTGTGCCTCCTCTGGTTTACTTGGTTGCGCTGTACCTCCGGCGCCTGATACCAGTGCTTCTTCCAGCGGTGCTTCCATGATAACTTCGCCTTCTTTGTCAAAGTCGGGGTTAATTTCTTCTGGGACCGGTAAGGCATATTTTGAGTGCTGCAGGATCCTTGACGTATCTCTCCTCAACT